ATTATTGTGTCATCTGCTGGCGTTTTGCGAATGGGGGGAGCGATTGACAAAGTTACGTTCCCACCAGCATCGCTATTAGCATCTGCCACGACCATGTGAAGCTCGTTGTTGAAGCTAATGTAATCGCCGGCTCTCAGGTAGTTCGAGACGTTAGCCGTAGCCCCATCACAGACCAGACTGGTACCCGATTGGCTACCACCGTTCACAACCAGCGTGCCGCCACCCGCTCCCCTTCTAGTAAAAGAATGGTCGTGCAAGGTAAACCGATGCTGCTGCCCATTTAGCTTAACGAGAAACGCCTGCATCTCTTGGCGGTTATCACCAGAGAGGTTTCTAAACTGCAAACTGGCCCTCCATAAAGAACCCTTGCGGGATGTGGTCTGCACTGCGTTAGTCAAGGGTGACTGGAACGTGCGAGTATTAGAAACAAGCTCAAACGTGTTAGTCGTTGGGGTAATGCTTGGGAAGGTGAAAGTAGTCATTAGGCAAATCTACCCCTTCTCATAAGATCTTGGATGGTCATTATAGTCTGTTGTGATGTCTGGACCATAGCAGATTTGATTCTTTGATCTACGTCGGCACCAGAGCCTCTAGCGTCTACGTTGTTGATAACGGTCACGCCGCTAGCCCCACCCTTGCTATGGTCAATCACCGTTTCATTGGGGTGGATCATAGCCATGCGTCCACCCTTACCATCTAACCCACCAGCTCTAGCTCCATGCCCGGTAAAGCCACCACCCTCGAAGCTCTGCGCTTTGATTTGAGCGACGTTAGCTAATCCAGTAGTTAACGCGATGCCTGCCATGACTTGAGGTATAGGGGGAGGGAGTTTCAATGCCAAAGCGTTGTTGACAGCCTCAAAAGTGCTTATGGTTGCAGCAGCTATGCCAAATGCTTTCTGGATACGAAACATCTTCTTGCTTCCAGTATCCATTGAAGCGAATTGTTTAGTCATAGATAAAGCCGTTGCCTTATCTTGTTCTTTCTGTCTCGCAAGGTTTTCCGCTTTCCGTTTAGCCTCAGCCGCTTGCGCTTTTTGTCTTTGCTGCTCCAGCTTTTCTTCTGCCAGCCTAGTTCGTTCAGCATCATTAGCCAAAATGAGCGCAACTGCTTGTGAATCTTCGCCAAGGCCTAGTAAAGAAGCTCTATAAAGCTCTAATGCAACCTGCCCACCAGACAATCGGATATGCTCTTCAAGCAACTTGCCGTTAATTTGGTCTATAGCTGAGGCGGTTCTTTTCGCTGCGGCCTCTTCCGCCGCCGCTTCTTTCTCAGTCTTCTCAATGTTTGCTTGCTTACTAGCCAACATCTGCACAAGCGCGATATAGCGCTCTTTCTGCGCATCAGTACCCGCCATTGTTGCTAAGGTTTGACGAGCCTGCTGAACTTCATCTAAGCCAAGCAAGGCTATCTCGTCTTCAAGACCCTTATTCAAAGCAGTAAGTTCAGGGTTAAGGCCCCTATACTCGTCCTTCATTGCTGCAATTTGAGGCGTTGCGGACTGTAACTGCGCCTCTAATTTTTTGATTTGATCTTCTAGTTCAGCGGTCGGATCTTCTTGAACGGCCCTACTCCGACCACCCGTTCTTTCTTCCTCCACTCGCAATTGAGCTTTTGCTTCTTCAAGTTGATTCGTAAGACGGATCTGATCTGTTAACACTTCCTTCAGTTCAGTCCTGAGCGCGGCTTTAGCTTGCTCTCTAAGAGCGCCATCTAACTCAGAAATAGAACCAGCAGCTTCAAGAGCATCGTCTCTGAACTTTTGTAAGGCCGTACTGCCGCCAGTCAGCGCGTTTATTACTGGGCCAGATAAGGCGGCTCCGACAGCAAGAAGACCACCAAGCATTGCGCCTTTAGGGCCAAACAAAGCTGCAACCTGAGAACCCTGCTGACCAAACACGATCATCGCGTCAGTGCCCATCTGAAGCTGAACTGCAACGTCCTGAATCTGATGACCTAACTGCCCCGCTCCACCACGCATCAAACGCATCTGACCACCCAAGTCCTTACCGGCCTTGGTAGTCTGATTGATCTTGGTGTTTATCTGCTGAAGAGGCTTGGAGACTTTATCGTCTACTCTTGCTCTTAATAGAATGTCAGCGGGTGTCGCCATTCACCATCTCCTGCTTGATGCGGTAATAAGTGAACCAGTGGTTAAACTCGTTCACAGTCATGTCCATAATCACCGAGAGAGGTTGACCAAGGCGACTGGCAAGCTCGAACATTAAGAACAAGTCAGTCGGCTCCCCTTGATCGTCAATCAGTTTTTTTCACGTTCCTCTTCGTCATCACCTTGTATGCCCAAAGCAAAATTGCCAAGGCGAATAACGATGTCTGGGTCAACGCTCGTCTTGAGTTTAACCTTGTCCTCTAACGTGAAAACAGCCTCCCCCTGCTCATCGGTTAGACCGAATATGCAGGCATACACCAAGTATTCATAAGTGTCTCCATCGGATCGTTTCGCTAAACGAGCCTTACCATCAAGAGACATATTCTTAGCGTAAACAGTGGTTTCCCACTCAGGAACATTCATGCTTCTTATTTCGCGGCTACTAAAATGAGCAACCGCTTGGTCTATCAATCCTGCCATTACACAGTATCCGTACTAAGAGCACCATTACCTTCAATGGTAATAGACATCTCAATCATACCGTCAAACGTGACGTTTCGACTTACGCCAGTAACAATGCAAGCGCCATAATAGTAAGTGTCACCTGAGTCCGTCCCTTCTGGGTAGAAGCGAAGATCAGCGACTTCTGTGCCAACACCTAAAGCAACCTGCCCAGAGGTGTCATTTTCATCCCAGTAGCACTCTACCGAACCATCCCAAGATGTCAGGGTAGCCTTCCGCGTTCTAGCGGTATCACCCATAGTAGTGTCTTCCACCGTGTCTGCGGATTCGTTGATATTGAAAGACCTCAACTCACCAACGGGATCGGTAGCACCAACCCGGATAGTTCCGTCTTTTCCAGTATGCGTAGCCATATTTAATCCTCCAAGGATTCGTCAGTTTCTTCCGCTTCTGCGGGGGTTTCATCATCAGCAGTGTCCACCCGAACCCAGCCTTTTGATTCCAAGTAAGCAACTCGATCTTGAGTAACCCTGATAAGTGCTTCGTTATATTTCATGTCAATCATGCTAAACCGCCGTTGTAGGGTCGTTTTCTTTAGTCGCGTATGTCACTTCAACGCGCAGTGTAGCTCTTGCTACAGGTTGATCCCCGTCGCCAGAGAACTCTGAGTCCATAGAAGTGACTTTCGTATCCTTTGCGTACCCACCCCTCGTTAAGTCAGTGTAAAGGGCTACCTCAACCTCTGAACAGATAGTATCCAAGGAGTCATCGTAATTCGTGTTGCCTCGCACATACGCTTCAACATTTACCGAAAGCTGGCGCATGATCGTTCTAGGCAAACCTGTTGTGGTGTACTCAGAACTCTCGTCCATCGTGTACAAAGCCAGCCCCGGCAAGTTGTCTGCTGCTATCGGATAAACCCGGCTAACAAACACGCGAGAACCAGTCGTAGTCAAACCAGTGAGCGTGGTTTCGATGTTCTCTCTAATCAACTGCCGTACATGCGCCATTAGTTTTTACTCACCATTAGCTCTGTCATCCCAGTACCGTCAGCCATAACAATGTTGACTGTGTAGGTATTACCTTCGTAAGCGACAGAATCCCCCTCTGCTGCCGTTGATATGTCTGCCGTTCTCATAAGCAACCGGGGACGGCTAACAGCAAACGCAACCGTTCCACCTGCCTCAACGCCTTCATAATCGTTATCAACAATAGCTTTGTATGTGACCGCAGAACCACCTTGGAGAGTGTAAGACACGTCTATCCCAAAGTCGGTCAGCATTAACAATCTATCATCCGCAGTCTCTACAGCCATTAGTCAGACTTCTTCCGATACCGTCTTCGAGGCTTGTCATCCCCCAGACCAACAGAACGATCCTCTGTCTTTTCAGGCTCGGCATACGGGACAATCCGCTCAATGCCCAATAATCCTTTCACGTCTGACTCATCGAAATCTTTGCCAGCTTCAACGATGTCACCGACGTTCCACGTGGAACCTTTGATGACGCAACGCTTCTTTACTTCGTACTTCATATCACCTCCAAGGAAAACCCCCCACCCGAAGGTGAGGGGCTTCGTCAGCTTTATGCGCCGTCGTTACCGAATGCGAAGCTCACTGCGTGACGTACCGCTACGTCTACAGATTGCAATGCAACGACTCGGACTGTGCCGCTGGTGCTGTTGCTGTATGGGTCAACA